TTTATCCTCACTATGAATCTCTAAGCGCAATTTCAAGCCTGCTGTACTTACGTAATGATCAGCTTTATTGCCTAACTTCCAGAAATGAAGGTTCAAATCGTCTTCTAAACGATAGATGTGAACGCCATCCGTGATTGTTTCTCCTACACCAAGTACTAACAACTGATAATCTCCTTAATCTAAACTTTTATCTTCAAATTCATTGACGTTACCAATTGACTTGCCCTTAACAACATTTGCTGAGAACTTAACCTTGTCACCAGGTCTAATTAAGTTGGCAAAATCATAATCATTAGTATTCACAGTGAAAATGATATTTTTGCCCTTCAGCATGAACATTGCCTTGTTCTTGTTGGAAACAACTGCAGCTCGATTAATCACGCCAGAGAAGTTTTTCTTCTTTTCACCTGGTGTGTTACCTGCCGAAGAGCCAGAATCAACAAGAGCCTGTCTAAATGAATCCAGAGCACTTGTTGGATTGCTACCAGTTCCATAAATGCTTTGATCGCTTGCATCTAAGTAGTAATAGCCACGAATAGCATGAGTTGAATCTAGGATAGTCATTACCCAAGTTGGACGATTATTTACGTTATAGAGAATTGGCATATTAGCACGCCATTTTTGAGCTTTGTAGTCTTGATCAGCATTATTTTTAGCGCCATCGCTGTCCATAATGTTGTTAGTTCTGTAGAAAGTGAGCTTGCCAGTTCTTGCATTGATCATGCTGTAACCTAATGCTGAATCAGCACCGGTTCTATCAGTAGTAAAGTCAGTGAAGTAACTAATCGAACCATCTTTGTTGAAGACTGAAGTTACACCATTTTCAACGCCATTTCCGGTCGGCTTCATGATGCCGGTCTTGCTCCAGTTCCAGAAACCATACTTATATTTACCAAAATCGTTGTTGATCTTATCAGCAATGCCAGTCGTGATGCCTTCGTCAATGAACTTAGGCATGTTGTGCACTGAATAAGTCTTAGTTACACCGGTTCTTGCATTTAGGACAGCCACATGTAATCTGCCGAAGTTAACCCTATGGCTCATTGGTTCTGACTTGTAAACTGTTTGAACCCAATAAGGATCACCATTGTCATCAATTTCAAGTTGTGGCGTATCTAAACTAAGCCAACTAGGATTGTGGCGGTAGATTTGACGTGACGCATCTTTGTTGAAGTAGCCACTTACTGCGTAGTAATAAGGTTTCTTAACAAATCTTGGTGTTGCATTTTGTCTAGTAGCATCAATGATGAAATAGCCAGGAATCTCACCAGCTCTATTGCTTTGAAAAAATCCGTTATATTCAATTGGAATCACATAAACTGGCTTGCCTTTGTAGTACTGTGATTGAATTTCATCAGAAATCGAATAATATTGCGTGTTTGGAATATCAGACGATGCTTTTCTAACACGGTTAATAACTGTTTTAGGTGCTAATGCAATTGGAGTTTCATTGCGCTTGAATGTTGGCGCTTCTGTGCTTTTTGAATATTCTTTAGATATAGAATCCCATGTTGGCTTAACAGACATGTGTGAGCGCAATGATCCGCCTATACAAACTAAGAACAAAATCACTAAGACGGGGATGCCCACCATTAAAAACTTTGAACTAGCATCGTCATCATCGTCATAAGCCTGAGAAGCTAACGTTAAATAAAATATCCCATAAAACGTATTACCCCAGAGAATACTCAGCAGATTTCTCGACGGTAGCAAGAAGTAAGTAATAACCGCTGCTATAATCCAGATCGGCAAAATTGAAATAAATGCCCAAATTTTATTTGATGCTGTGGCTAAAACAATAAGCATCATCACTAATGGCAAAATTGTGTAAAAGAACCAAATTGATATCATTTTTCTTCCTTCCGTTTACGTCCATATTTTCGATTTCTAATAATTTTAAATAAGTCACAGGCAACTGCACCAAACATAAGAAAAGTCATCACCAGTAAGCCCATAAATAAGATGATCAAAAGAATTTTAAGTATAATTGCAGCCATCTCCATTAATACCACTCCTTTTTATCGGTATCTGGATAGCCATAACCGATTAATCCTTCGTTTACAATCTTTAGCGCATCGTCAACTGATCTCGCAATACCGTGGATTACTTTTCTGTGCATCAAATCTTGATGAAATGCCAGTTGATCGGGTCTGATACGTCCTTTTGGTGCTTTTACTTCAATAAAGTAAAACTGCTTGTCAGACCATCGCCAACCAAACAAATCTGGAAAGCCATTTGGCAAACCTGTGTTAAAGAATCTGCCGTCTTGCATCTTGATTTTGCCTACATTTCCACGGTAGACAGTGCAACGGTGCATAGTTAGTGCTGCAATGATGTCAAGCTGAATGCGGTGTTCCAGTCCCATTGGCCGGCGCTTACGTCTAATCATTCTTCTCATCGTCATCACCCCAGAAGCCACTCAGCAACTCGCCTAAAGCTCGTAGAAGTTCCGGATCACAAGAGATTATGCGATTGTATTGATAATCAAGATCCATGCTTAAACCAAGCTGATGCACCAGTTGTATCTCAAACTTTCGTATCTGCTTAGATACTTCAAGTCCATTTGTTCCAATTACTACGCCGTAACCAGCGGTTTTTTGCCATGGTTCGTCCAGCTTAGATACCTCCGTCTTTAGTGACCAAGAGCTATCTAATAAAGGTGGGGCAAACTTAGTGCACTCTACAACCCATGCAACATATACTTTCTCTGGAACATCATCCTTAACTACAGATTTGAGTTCTTTGATCAAGCTCCTTAAAATTTCTTCTTTAAATTTGTGCTTAAACCACTTTAATTGAGCAGCTTTATGTTCTTTACTTACACAAGGATCAATTATGGCCCTTAGCATCCGTACATCTTTCATTCCTTGCCTCCAAACTTAATGCAATCTAGTGGCTCACTCTGTCGCTGGATCACGGCCCAATTCTTGATTGTCAACTCTTTAACACGTTCTGCGTGATCGTTGATCTTCTTTACACGTGTCTGTCTCTTGATTTCATTGCTAATCAACTTCATCAAGAGCTTTTCTTCCGACACGTCTCCCCAGCCTTGGCCAACATTGTGGGCTAATGTGCCTTGAATGTTACGCAAAGCGTGGCACGACCAATCAGACAGATTCTCGCGATTGATTTCAACACCGTTTACCAGCATTTTCATCGCCCCTTGCTAAGTTGGCCACACGAAAGATCAAAAAAATTGTGTTCCAGTCATTAATGCTCATTGTTGATGCTCCTATTCGTACAAATTGTTGTTGACCTCACTAACCGCTTGCGTTATTGCTGAATTAAACTCGATGAACTCTGGCGAGTTTTCTTTCCAGCTAAGGTCAGCAAAGTACGCTTTCAACCGTTCGTCAGTAACACCGACTGTCTTAATTAGCTTGACCATTTCATTGATTACAGCGGTATCAATCACAGTATCGCTAACCGGAACGCCATTAAACTGTGCACCGACGGTGAGCAGTGAGTTAATCACTGCTGTGTACTTCATAATGTCATTTGATCTCATTTGGATCTGTCGTTTTCTTTTATCTGCTTGCATTAGTAATCCTCCATATTTTGCTTCAAGTAATCACTCATGTTCGAATACTTGTGATCAAAGTCGACAGGCACAAGAGCATGATGTGCTTTCACATAGTCAACAAGTGCATCCCCGCCAGTCGCCATCATAAATCGTGACTTTCATGTTCTTCTTCATCAGGGCTAATAAATTCTTCATTATTGTTAACAAAATTAAAAGACCTCATAGCAAGATTCATTAAGAAATCAGTTCTGTTTTTCTTAGCATCAATATTTTCAAGAAAAGGTATCAAACCATTTTCATCTAAAAGAACTAAAGCTCTATTAATCAAGTCAATTGCAACCGCTTGTTGATCTTGTCTAGTTAGTTTTTGATTATCTATTTCTATTTCTTTCATACTAGATACAAGTGCAGCAGAAGTTAAATAGTCAATTACCATTTGTCTATCAGTTATTTTCATTTTTATGCTCCTCTTGTAAAGCTCTTCCTGTAACTGTTCATATGCTACTTATCGCTTTTAATTTCCATCATGATCTTCAAAGTTCTAGTAAGATCATGATTTCTTTCTACAAGCCGGTCATTTGTCTGCTTTATCTGCTATTTTCTTCACTCCTCAATCATTACTTTT